AGGGAGTTTGGATTACTCATATATCCTTTATTTAAATAAAAAGTATTTCTTTTTGTGCTGTATATACCACGATATTGTGTAGGAAAATATTTTTTATCACCTAAAAACACTTTAACTCCGATCCGATCAAGGGCATCAAGCATTCTGTTGAATTCATCAGCAATGTTATCAAAATTACTATCGGGATAAGTGCTAGAAATATCAGAGATATCGTTGATTGTCTTGACTCCATCTTTACACCTTTGAGATGCCATGCAATTTAATGCACTAGGTTCAGTAGTAATTATAAAATTAATACTTTTGGAGTCAGAATTTTTCTTTGCCACAGCTGATGTGACAGCACATGCAAAAACAATTAGTGTTAAAATAAATCTTTTCATATAATTATGATAACAGAAAAAAAAGACCCCTGCAATGCAGAGGTCTGATCCATCTCGAACTAAAGATATTTAGAACTTGAAACGTGCTCCGATTTTTCCAGCAAAGTCAACTTCATCATCATTAGTTACTCCATAGATTTCACCATAGAACTTATCATATGATCCACCTAGGTATCCTGCGATTTCCACATCACCGAACTCGTCAGCAACTTCTGTATGAGTCACTTTAGGACCTACAGATGCATACCATCCAATTCCACCTTCAGTTGCACCTTCGTATCCGATTTGTGCCTCAAGACCACCAGAGGAATAAGCACCATCAGGATAAGAACCAGTTGCTTCTAAATTAACGTATGGACCTGCAAAGGCAGCACCAGAGATTAGAAGTGGGGTTGCAGCTACTGCTGCGATTGTAGATTTAATAGACATTTAATTTATAATTATCTCGCAAGCGTAAAAAAAACCTGCGGATGGAAATTCTTTCGACAAAGAATTTTACATTCTACGCAGGGGACGATCTTTCGGGCCTTTGTTATATGTAATGGTATTTATTATACACTTTCTTTATATTCTTGTCAAGCGATACATTTATTAGCATTTCAGAACGTGTATGTGAATCCAGTTTTACCAACCACTGTTTCTTCAGTATCTGCAAATATTTCACCATATACACCAGTTTTATTATCAAATCGATATGATCCTCCAAGGAATCCACCAAATGAATATTCTAATTCATCAGTAAATGCTGTGTCTGTTGCAACAGGACCTGCAGAGATATACCAACTCTTTTTATTATCACCAGTCTTATAACCATACTGAAGTTCTAAAGTTCCAAGAGCATATTTTCCTTTTGGATAAACTCCATTCGCCTCAAAATTAATAAAAGTATCTGCACTAGCACCCATCATTGTTGATGATAGCAGTAAAGGTAATACGTATTTAATCATTTGTTAATAAGATCTTGTGTTTTCTTCCAATCTTCATCAAATATTTCCAATCCTTTATCTGTCAATACATGATTATACATCTTCTCAAATACTGATGGTGGCATAGTGACAATGTTAGCACCATTTGCAAATGATTGAGATACACTATTCACATATCTAATTGATGCTGATAATATCTTTGTTCTATGAACACATTGAACTCTGAAAACATCATCTATATTTTTAATGAGTTCTAATCCTGCAATCGAATTATCATCAAGTCTTCCAACAAATGGTGAAATGTATGCTGCTCCTGCTTTTGCTGCTAATATTGCTTGTGCCACATCAAAGATAAGAGTTACATTTACTCTAATTAAGTTTTTACATGATAACTCTGCACATGCAAGTAATCCATCAGGTGTGCAAGGAACTTTAATTGTTGCAGATTTAGCAAACTTTGTTGCTAATCTAATTCCTTCTTCGATCATTTGATTGGAATCACCAACGACTTCCATGCTAATATCTCTTAAACCAATATCTTCTAATTCTTTATAGACATCCTCTGGATCTCTACCACTTCTCATTATTAATGTGGGATTTGTTGTGACACCATCAATTAAACCTGTTCCGTAATACTTTCGTATTATATCAGTGTCGGCAGTGTCTAGAAAAATTTTCATAACTTCTGGAAGATGCATTTTTGCTAATAATAAAAAAAAGACCATCTGCCCGACTCTTATGAGTTGCATCTTAGGTCTAAGGTGTATAGGGGTGGGAGGTTGGGTTCCTGTGTACCAACAAGAGACGGGCATTTCTACAGTTAGAAAAACGTCTCTGCCTGAGATCCGACTGGTAAGTCGATTCTACTCTTGCGAGTAGCAGCACCACCTGTATCTCATCACCTTAACTAGCTATATGCCAGTAAGTTTATTCAGTCACTCCCTGCAAGAGAAGCGTCCTTCCCTTACAAATATAGTATAGCACTATAAAAATGTTTGTCAACCCTCTGGTGTAGGTGCAGGTATATCACCCTCTGCGTTTACAACCTCACCCTCTATTGCTGGTGCTGGTGCTTCTGGTTCTCCTTCTGCTGCTGCCTCTTCTTCTGGAAGTGTTACTCCGATTTGTTGTAAGTATTCGATTGCTCCTGATGCTCTTAAAAGTAATTCTCTCTTAGATGCTGCCTGATTCTGCAATCCATTTATCTCATCTATCAAATCCTGTCTTTGCTTCAGAAGATTTGTTAAATGGTCCTGTTGTTCTGACATAATAATTAATTAATTAATGTTATTCTGCGTTTATTTATACAATTTTTTTATACCTAAATAGCGGTAGATATATTGTCTCAAGGCATGAAAAAATTTTTACCTATCGTTATGCTTTTGATGACTGCACCATTTTCTGCCAGAGCAGATTTGTTGCATAGACTGACGACGAGCACATCGTTATCAGTGGATGGTGCTGCGACTGTTTCGACTCGTCTTGGATCATCTTATAGTTCAAGTGGCACAAATATAAAAGTTGCTGATTCAGCAGACTTTGGTGGGTTAACCGCACCAGGATCAGCAACAGCAGCTGCGACCATGAAACAAACTGATTATGAAATTAATACTACAGGCTCTGCATATAGCTTCAGTGAAACATTCACATATGGAGATGCCATTGCTCCAATCGGAACAGGTGTAGACGTAACCGCAGGTGTGGTTGCTGATATGCCAGCATTCGGTAATGTTACCACACAAAGTGGCGGTGTTGCAGGAACACTCGCAGGTACAATCACATCAGCAGGTGTGATGACAGTAACAGCTGGCGGCGCTGGTACTGATGCTGTTGGTCAATTCGTAACTGAAATTACCGTTAATTAGTTGTAAACTTATTCTAAATGTGCTATAATGTCTAATGAAAAAGATAATTGCTCTGTCTGTGGTCACGTTTGTCCTTGCGAATGCAAAGACTGCGACGGCTGTGCCTGTGGTACCTAATTTTACCCAAGGCGCGATGACTTCAACCACCGAAACTACGAGTACGGTGACGGAGACCATAAATTCGATGAACTATGATACAGGGTATCAGTACGTTATTACTGGTACCAATGTACAGATGGATGGAACATCAATATCACCCACAGCAAATATAACCACTGAAAATACGATTGAAGGAGTGACATCTACATGGACTGGGTTAGATCTAAATACAAAACCGAACTTCACACTCTCAACAAACGGAGTAGGAAGTTTCCAATTTACAGAAAGTTATTCTGGACCAGGACTCAAGACGCAAACAATAATACAACGCACCACAGAAATACAAAGTGTCACAAACACAACCAGTCAGTTTTCAAATTAGCAAGTACCTTAATATTATCTACTGCTACATGCTTTCCCTCATACGCTACAGATGTAGGAGGTGTAAGTGCAACTGCAAATCCGATTGCGAATAGTTCGGGCTCAGTGACCAACCAGGCAATTCAAGTATTGCAAGGTCCATACATTACTAATACTTATGGTGGTGGCATACAGTGTCAAGGACCTACAATGAACATCACACCATATGCAAATGGTAGTGTGTCATATAAAAAACCATTCGAAGCAATATTTAACGATCCAGTATATAACAACGCAGACAACGATGATGATAATATACCAGACAATCCTGGTCAAATATTATATGAGATCCCTACTCGAACAAATCAAAAAGATAATTATACACTATCACTAGGTCTCTCTGCCACTTGGTCAAAACCACTTGATGAAGAGTTACAGGCACAATGTAAAGAGGCAGCAGATACACAAATTGCATTACAGCAACAAATTACGGCAAATAAGAGATTAGATTTTGAGATTGCAAGATTAAAAAATTGTGGTGAATTGATGAAGGCAGGAATTATGTTCCATCCAAAGTCACCATACTATAGTGTATGTGCTGACGTAGTATTAACAAATCCACCAGGTACAGTAGGACCACATAGTCATCAACTTACTCCAAACCCTTCTGTTGACGATAATTCTTCGTCTGAATCTCAGAACGAGTAGGTCTCCTTTGTTCTTTTCCCAATATCTTCTGTACTTTCGCAATTACTTTTTTTACAACTGGTTTTATTACCTTAAGAAGTAGATCAGCTAAAGGTTTTGCAAGCAAGGCAGATGTAGTCGCAACAACTGCGATACCACCCGTGGTGGCAACAACCTGTGCGGAGGGTAAATACTGTTCGACTATACCGATATCTTCATATAAAATAACACAAATACCGTCTCTGAGTTCATACCCAGAGACTTTTTCTTTTTGATTTTGTGCCACATCACCAATACGTGGTTGATTAGGTGCAGGACACTCCGTTTCTTTTTTAGTAGAAACAATATCACCCGTGTTTGGAATCTCTGGTGCAGGTGGTGCAACGGGTGGAGGTGGAGCTGCTGTTGTAGGAATTATTTGTTCTGGTTCATAATTGAGTGCATTATATGATGGATACTCACCATTCGGACATAATATAGTTACACCATTTGGATCATCATTTACTAAGTTTCTATCGAGGGGTAAATTATTTGATCCTATTTTATTGTCTGGGTGTGCCTCTACACAACCAGGTAATTCAACAATAGGAAAACCCAACTGTATAGTTACAGGTGGGTCGTTATTTGGAATAGCAGGAATTTGATACATCCAACTTCTTCCATCAATTTGTGGAACAATTACTTGTGGTATATCAATTTTTTCGATTGGTTCCATTTACTTCTTTCCTGTAATCATTGATAGGTTGTTGCAACCTTATCACATCACCAGTTGAAGGAGGAAAAGTCAATCGAATCTGCTCCTTGATAAAAGGTTTAAGTTCACTAACAATTGCCTCAACAGTTGCATCTCTTCTTTTAGAAGGTCCGTCTGTGACTTTATCAACCACAGCACTACCACCTACCACGCATGCAGAACCGACTGCACATATTCCTGCTCCTGCTATCGCAATCTTTTGCAAGTCCATCAGTCCTTCCAACCTCCAGACTTTAACCAAGAATCATAGTGAGGATTATTCCACGATTCACTTATATTGTAAGATGGCATAATCACCTCTCTGATATATCTACGATTCTCTTTGGCAATATTAAGACTTTGTGTTTCTAAATTTTTAACTCTACCATCAACTTGAGATGCCCACCAAATGGCACCTCCAAGTTGTGCTGCTAAAAATGTTAATACTGCTACTGGTATCTTAAAGTCTTTCATTAGAAAGGACTTGGTATTGGTAGTGATGGTTCAGCAGGTGTAGATGATGGTAATGATGGCAAATCTCCACCTCCGAGTGCTCCACCGATTCCAGCAGGTAATACTGATTCTATAATCTTACCTTTGACGTTATCGATAATCGCATCCTTACGCACGTATACATAACCCGCAACACCGACGACGGTGAGTGATACTACACCACTAGCAATGGCGATTCCATTTACGATTTTTTGTAACATAATTTTACTCCAATAGTGTACCGAATGATCTACGTATTTCACGTAGTTCTTCGAAGTCTTTATCTTTGGTGCCTCCATCATAAGACCATGCATACCCTTCGGTAATCATTTGCTCATTTAAGGAAACCTCCTCGTCATTTATATATAACCATCCTAAGAGTCTACCATATTTACCAACACCACCAACAAGTTCTGTTCGAATACTTAATTCATCTCCATCACCTGAGATAGTATCTTCTAACTTTTTCTTTAACCAATTTGTTGCATCTATTCCCAATGCTTTCTCCTCAAGGTTTCTTGTTCTTTTCTCTGGCGTATCAACTCCTGCAATTCTAACTCTTTCTTTCTTGTATAAATCAAACCCAAGATCAATGGTGACATCAATAGTATCCCCGTCAAGAACACGATTTATCTCCGTTACTCTGAAGTTGTAGCAACTTTTCCTGCTCGGTGGTATCATCTTTCATCTCCTTAAATGACATTCTTAGTATATAGTATATGTACCAAGAAACTACAATTACAAGTATTGATATCATAATTACTACTGACCAAACAATCATTACCTCTTTAATCTTTTTTTAACTTCAAGTGTCATTTGTTTTGTTAATTCAGAATCAAGATATATTAAATGTTCTTTTAGTTGTTCTTCGTCTTCATTTTCTTCTATCAAATCATACAAGTGATCAATATGCTCAAGTGCATACATCAACTTTGTTTGTTTATTCATTTTCATTAAAAACTTTTTGGATGTGTAATAACATCTCCATGCAATTCACCCACATCATCAATATGTGCATGTTCTATGTTCTCGATATTTAAATGCTCTAGTGCTTGTGCAATTCTCTCAAGTGCATTTGCAATGCGATTTGTGTCGATAGGATTCATGGTGTATTTTTAGTTCATTATTATTATATCATACATTTAAAAAATTGCAATATTAATCTTTCATCCAATCTAATACTTCTTCTGGTAACTTACCAACTCTGGGATCTGAATCCTTTACTGAATGGGGATCCATTTGACCCTTGGGAAGATAAGTAAGTTCACGCAATGACCTAACTGTGGGATCAGTTGTAACATTAGTGGGCAGTCGTCCAAGAGCGACATTATCAAAGTTGAGTGAGTGCCTGTCAAATGTAGCAAGTTCATATTCCTCCGTCATAGATAAACAATTGGTGGGACAATATTCGACACAGTTTCCACAGAAAATACATGCTCCAAAGTCAATTGAGTAATTACGCAACTCTTTCTTCTTTGTTTCTTTATTCATTACCCAATCCACTACAGGTAGATTTATTGGGCAAACTCTGACGCAAACTTCACAAGCAATACACTTATCAAACTCGTAGTGAATACGACCACGGTAACGTTCAGAAGGAATAAGTTTTTCATAGGGATACTGTACTGTAACAGGTCTTCTCCCCATATGGGATAATGTTACAGAGAGACCTTGTAACATATATTTAGCTGCATCTTTAATCTCGGTGAGATATTTAAATGCTCGTCTCATCATCGATTAATACCTTGTGTGCTGTTCCATGACCATCATAATCATCACTATCATAGAATCCACCCTTTGTTCCCATGTAAAGGGTAAGTGTGACAAAGGGGATCGCCAAAACTAAAAGGACTAATCCAAACATTAATCTCTTTGCCTCCAATCATCTGAACGTTCTTCATGAAACCAGTCTACCACATCTTCTGGATTTTGGAAACCCCTGATGTGTTGACTTGAATCGGGGTCTCCGATATTCAAGTTATTCAGAAAAGAATCATTAGGATTTATATTCATTCTTCTTGCTGCCCTTAACATACCCCTTGCACTTGTATTTGCTTTTGCTAATTTCTGTGCCCATATCATATCGTCAATTCCGACTTCAGTTCCTGCTGCGATTGCTTTGCAGATGCCTTCTAGCCGAAGGCGATATTGGGTAGATAACATATTTTAATGTGTCGTATTAATATAATTTATACGATCAAAAATTTGACATGATAATTGTCAATAAAACCACAATTATACTACCAATCCATGCTCCAAAAATAAAGTAGAACAAGGTATTTGGTATAGTTCCTATTAATCCAATATTAGGTTTCATCTAATACTTAAGTTGTTTTAAATATTTATAGAAATCTAAAGAAATTATTAAATTAAGTTTACATATATGCGAGTTGTGGTAAAACTATAACTGCAAATGTAATTGTGCCTAAGATAATAGTTGCTGATTTATAAGGTAAATTTTTCATCATTCCTCTTTTTTAATAAGATCCAAAGAAAAAGGATGTTCGTGTAGATACGGAACATCCTCTCTTGCAAATCTTGCGGCTTCGAATGCGTCTTCTGCATACTCACCTATTTCATGGTATTCATTTTTTTGGTCGTGCCAACCGAGTGTGTAGTGGGACATGATAGTTTCAACTCCATTACATTATTATTTATTATAACACACTAGGTAAAAATACGCATTTATGTGTGGGCGTCCACACCTAAATCAATAATGCTACAGCAAATCCTAACAATACTCCTTCACCAAATGATAACCAGAGTAACTTATAGTCTGTAAGATTCAACCACTTTCTAACAATTCGAATTGTCTTTTTATGCCACATTGCAAAATCATTTAATACGTCCTCAATTTTTTGTAAGGTAGTTTTTTTTCTAGGCATGGTTATTTAAAACAAAATAAAAAATCATTAACAAGACTTTCCGATCTTTTCTTTCCAAACTTACCAGTCAGATATCCTGACACAGGATCAAGTTTAGTCATATAAGTATCAAAGTCTTTATAGAAACTGATGTCAGTTCCTTTCGGTTTTTCTAATTCTAACATATCACGATACTTTGTCAAGTAAGTTGTGAACATCTCAAGGTGATCATTCACTTCAGATATCTTACAATATTGTATGTAAATATTTTCCGAAAAGTGATTACCTGGTTCGAAGAAACGATAATCTCCCTTTCCCTTTGGAAGACCTTCCACAGAGAACAAATAGTTTTCTACAGGATGTTGGAAATCGAATACTATGATTACCCGATTCTCATTAAATCCCATAAGATCCATACCAAAACAGGGAAGATTACTGCCTGTCTTAGGATAGATGATGTTGTTGTAAATGCAAGACTTTTCATTAAAGATCTCCACTTCTCTACTCTTTATTATATAGGGAGCAGTATATGTCTTGGCAGTCAACCAAGTGCCTTTACTTTCCCATTCTGCCCAGACACTATCCACTCCATTATGAAGTGGAAATGTTTTGTGTAGGACATTTTTATATTCTTTCCAAATATTCATTAACAGTTTTTATTTAAATTCTCTGCCATATTACCACCGATATCAGCACCTTGATTGCCACCGAACATTGCTACCCAACCAGCCGCAACCCAACCAATATAGGGAATATTGGTAAGAGCAGGAGCAGCACTAGCACCAACACTTGTCCCAACGATTCTGCCTGTACCTTCCGCAGATCCGATTGCTTTAATACAGGCTTCACTTTTTCGATATTCTTTCATCTCCTTTGCTTGGTCGTTAGTCAAACCAGGTGGTTGATCTAACCATGAACGTGAATTGGAAACGGCACCACCTTGATTAGTCTTACCATCCATCACATACTCTTCTGTAATTTGAGTGGTGTTGTTTGATAAACCTAAGAACCCTGCCTTCTCTTTAATGTCCTTTGTAATGATCATTGTTTTAGGATCATTTGCGGTATAACTTATCTTATATCCATCCTCATCTGCAGATATAACATATGATGTATACGGACCAACAGGTGGACTTATGAGTGGTATATTATGTTTACGACTCACCATCCCAATCAATCCAATATGAGACAAACCTATAATACCTCCTAAACTGATTGCAAACAATTTAGTGAAGTTTATAGGTTTATTTGTTTTTGGTTTGTCTTGTTCAAGTTTCACTGACAAATCTTCAATCATCATTTTGTAATTAATGAATTATTTTTTAGGTGTCGAGTTAGGAACTATTTGCACTGGTGCCTGTTCAATACGAATTGTTTGTGCAGGTGCAGTCTGTGATGCTGCTGCGATCAACTTCTCCATATCACCCTTACTTACACCGCCACCACCACCACTGACACTACCTTTTTTAGTCGTCTGGACGCCAAATGTCGCTAAAACTCCTGTGAAGACCGAAGCTATGAAAGTTGGATCGAGATCTTGCTTTGGCATTTTAAATGCCTCTGGCAAATCGACATATGCTAATGTCAATATCGCACCACTCCAAATCAAAATTCCTAAACGCACAAAAGTTGACAGAATCATCATCTGCTCTTCTTTATCTTCTGCTGCATCTTTTAGTTTTCCAAGAATACCTTTTGGTTTTTCCTCAGATTTTTTCTCAGACTTTGGATTCTCTTCTGGTTTTTTATCTACCATTTTTCAATAGTCAATGCACTCTTATTTAGCAAAATAAGTTTCATAGTATTTTACTAATCCAGAGGTAGTTTTAAACTTCTGAGTCCACTCATCTGCACATTCATAAATGGCACGATTGTCACCAAAATTTTTAAGTAAAATACTTAAAGTTTGTTGCCTTAGTTTCATTTGTTCATCATTAAGCGTATTCACTACCCTCTCCTATGTAAGCAAGTGAACAGACATCAAGTTCTCCCGCATTCGGATCGAACCATTCCTCAAATTCATCGTGAATAGAACAGGCATTAGTGACAGATTCAACATCACAGGTTTCGCATAATACTTGGATACGTTGGAGTGCCCAATCATGTGTTGTTCTTAGTGTATGATCGAAAGTTTCCATAGTCTTTCCGCATATAGCGTCCTAGAATGTTACTATTATAGTATAGAGGTCTGCCATCGTCAAGTGATTCACTTAACACATTATTTAAAAATAACTGTTTAGTTTCTTCAAAATTAACAAGACCTTTTGTTTTATGTAAACTTAATATCTCTCTCTTAAACTCTAGTTTACCATACTCCTTTATATCTTCCTTGAGTTCTGGACAACTACCGTAATATTTTTTCCAATCACTTTCGGATGTAACTCTTCTCTTCGATCCCGTTCTTGGTTTTCTTTTCTGCCAAAAATATTTTCTTCCTATGTATCTTCTTCCCGTTTGCTTACCTGTTATCAGATAAACAAATCCATAATAATCACCAATTAGATCACTGTCAAAAATTTTATCATCATAAGTCCAAGGATTTTCATACTGACTCATACTTTTTTGTAATAGCAACTAAAGTATCTAGCGGAATCCACGCAGGGTCTTCAGTTTCTATTTGCACTTGCACTTCAGTGAATGTTTTTTGATAAAATCTATCATAACTTTGACGAGTATTTTTGACAAAGTTAAATGGATTCTTCAGATTCATCATCATTAAGTTTATTTATAATTTGATCATAACTATCAGCAGCATCACTGATTGCCTTCTTACTTGACTCTATATCATTGAGTTGGTCAACCCAATCTTCATCAGGAGTAAAAAGGACAGGACCTTCTTTGATCCTCTCCTTTAACTCGTCAAGCAGATCTTTATCATTCATAGTATCATATATTACAATTTGAAACCACTAAATGTGTCCTTTTTCACATCTTGTTTGATTCCACCCACTATATATGATTCTACTTCTGTTTCTTGTGGTGCAACTTGCAATCCTTTAGAACTAATCCAATGTTGTGTCCAAGGTAATGGATTGTTTCTTGCAGGAATATCATAGACAGGTTTCAAACCAATTGCTTTCATTCTCTTGTTCGCAATCCACTCAACATACTGATGAAGTAACTTATCATTCAGACCAATCATACTACCATCTTTAAACAGATACTCTGCCCATACCTTCTCCTCATTCACACAACGATCAAACATTTTATATGTCCATTGTTCTTCTTCCTTAACAATCTCTGTCATCTCAGGGTCATCACCTTTTCTCCAATTGTTAATAATGTTTTGTGTTATTGCAAGATGTTGGTTCTCGTCTCTGGCAATGAGGGAGATAATTTTAGCAGATCCCTCCATAAGTTTGAGTTCCCCAAATGCAAAACTGCAAGCAAAACTAACGTAAAAACGTATACCTTCGAGTATATTGACATTGGCAACCGCTCTGTATAAGTGTCTTTTTAAATCTTTACGAGTCCAGACTGATGTTGGTGAAGATTTCCATCCTTCCTCCCACATATGACCTTGACCCCATTCCTGTGCATAGTTAATAAATGTGTCATAAGATTCTGTCACACTCGCAGCACGTTGTAATATACGATCATCTGTTAATATTTTATCAAATACTTCTGATGGATCTGGATATACATTCTTAATCACATAGGTATAAGAACGTGAGTGAATCATTTCCATGAATGACCATACTTCCATACATGCTTCTAACTCAGGTAGAGAACAATATGGTAAGAATGCCATACCTGGTGCACGACCCTGCACGGAATCAAGCATGATCTGATACTTCAAGTTTGAGGTATAGATATGTTTCTGTTCTGGACGTAGTGATTGATAGTCACCACGATCTTTTTGTAGAGATACCTCTTCTGGTCTCCAAAAATATCCTAACTGTTGTTTAGTTAGATTCTCAAATTGATTGTATTTAAAATTGTCATATCTCTGAACACCTAAAGGTTTGCCAAAGAACATTGGTTGTTTCTTTGTATCTACCTCTTCGGTATTAAAAACTGTCATGCCCTTAACTTCAGTCATTGGCTTATTACCTTCTGAGATTTTAAATTGAACAGGATTCACACTCTTCCTCCGATGTGTCTAAAATTTCTGAAACGAGATTATCAAGTGAAGCAGGTTCTTCTTCTACTTCATCTGTCTTGATGTCATATGTGTTTTGATAGTAACTTGTTTTCCAACCATACTTATAAGTTGTCAACCAATCATTTGCCATTTCTGATACAGGAACTTCATTATCTGGAAAATGTTCTGGATTGTAACTCCAGTTTCCACTGATTGCTTGATCAAAAAACTTTTGCATCACGGAAACAATATTTATATAACCAGTGTTGTTAGGCATTTCCCACAAGAGGGTATAATTATTTTTCAAAGTTCCATATTGAGGAACAATCTGCTTGAGAGGTCCTTTCTTTGACTTCTTAGTTGACAGATATCCTCTAGGAGGTTCGATTCCATTGGTTGCATTTGAAACAACTGAACTACTTTCTGAGGGCATTTGTGCTGATAGTGTTGAGTTTCTAACTCCATACTCCTTGACAAGTTCCCTGAGAGATTCCCAGTCATACTTCAAGTTATTGGGTACGAGTTCATCGACATCTTTCTTATATGTGTCGATTGGAAGTATCCCCTGTGCATATTTAGTCCTAGAAGAATATTCACAAGCACCCTTTTCTTTTGCAAGATTCACTGTGGATTGAATTAGATAATATTGGAATGCCTCTGTCAAATCATGGACTAGTTGCCATGACTTTGGATCTTCATACTTGACTCCCTGTTTAGCAAGGTAATGTGCTAGACCGATGAAACCAACACCAAGGGATCTACGTGCCTTAGTTGCGATTTCTGCTGCTCTGACGGGGTATCCTTGAAAATCAATAAGTTCATCAAGAGCCCTAACACTAAGATCACAAAGACTTTCGAGATCGGAAAGATCACGTATCTTGCCAAGATTAATAGCAGAAAGGATGCAGAGAGCAATTTCACCAGTTTCGTCATCGATATGTTGGATTGGTTTGGTTGGTAATGTAATTTCCTGACATAGATTACTCATCTCCACCTTATCAATAAATGATGAGTGAGTATTACAATGATCTATATTCATTAAATATATTCTACCAGTTTCTGCCCTTTCTTTCAATAGGTCAAGGATGAGTTCTTGCGCTCCAATAGTTTTTCTTGGTATTCTATCGTCTGCTTCATAAGCAACATATAACTCATCAAAGGATGGAGTGCCAAAAGCATCATAAAGCCCAGGAACAGAATGAGGATTGAATAAACTAATGCTTTCATTGTCAATAAACCTTTGATAAAATAATGCACTTAACTGAATACTGTAGTCAAGTTTACGAACTCGATTATCTTCTGTGCCTTTATTGTTCTTAAGAACTATTATATCTTCTATTTCTTGGTGCCAGATTGGGAAGTGGACAGTTGCTGATCCACCTCTAATGCCATTTTGAGTGCAGCATCTGACAGTTGCTTCAAACTTTTTGAGAAAAGGTACAACCCCTGTGTGTTGAACTTCTCCACCCCTGATTTTAGCATTGATCCCACGGATTCGACCTGCGTTGATACCGATTCCTGCCCTTTGTGCAACATAACGACCCACGGCCATATCAGAACTAAAAATACTATCCAAGGTGTCATCAATATCAACGAGAACACAAGACGCATACTGCCGAAGGGGTGTTCTGACTCCCGCCATGATTGGGGTGGGGATGTTGATTTTGTGTTTTGAAATGGCATCGTAGTATCTCTTGACGTAATCTAGTCTAACATCTTTTGGGTATTTAGAAAATATTGTTGCGGAAATCAACAAATACATGAACTGTGGTGTTTCGTATAAGTCACCAGTACTCCGATCTTGTACAAGATATTTGTCTACAACCTGTCTTAAACCTGCATATGTGAACAAATAATCACGGTCATGATCTATAAATGATTCTAATTTGTCAAACTCTTCATCAGTATAAGAGTCCATTATCTCTGAATCGTATATTCCTTTCCAAACACATTTGGCAACATGATCTTTTAGTTTAGGTAATTCATGAACTCTACCATATAAATTTTTACGTAATGCAAAGAGTAATAATCTTGCAGCAACAAATTGATAATTTGGATGATCCAAATCAATAAGATCACTTGCTGAACGAACGAGTATCTCCTGTATCTCTGCGGTGCTTATACCATCGTAAAATTGGATTCCTGACTGAATCTCTACTTGACTTGCAGAGACCCCTGCAAGACCATTACATGCCTGTTCTACCATAACATGCATTTTCTCTAGATCTAATGGTTGAATAGAACCATCTCTTTTTACGACTTTTGTCCCGTTACTCATATTTTTTTCCAGTTGTTGAATTTGATTTTTGCTTTTAATCCTGAGTATGTGTTTGATTGTAGCACACTCATCACATCATGTCCACCCAATATCATATCATTCACATCTTTTTCTTGGATGTTAGATGGCCAGATAACTACCTGATCTCCTCTACCAATGGTTTTGTTGATTCGTTCGACGATTTCTCTGTTACGAGGTTCGTTATCAAAAACCCAAATATAATCGCACCAACCAAACGTCCGAATATCAAGATCGGAACCGCACATAGCAACCGAGTTCTCCACGAGTGTGGAGTCGAAAGGTCCTTCGAGGATGTAAATAGGTTTTTCGGTCTTGACTTTATCCAGTCCATAAATTTTTGGTGCTTCCTCATTAATCATTACAGTAATGTATTTAACAGAATTAGGAACTAGACTTCTACCTTGAAATCCTATCAAATTATTATCACTATCGTATAGTGGGATTACAATTCTACTCTCATCCCTAGTGATAGTGTCAAATGTTTTTTTCTGTGTATTTGTCCATTGTTTAAATTTACTTGCAAAGAAAAATTTACTCGGATCTAATTTTCTCCTTTCAAGATATTCCTTTGCTAATTGCACCTCTGATGCTCTTGGTAAATCTAACTTTTTTCTAAATATCGGTTTCTTAAATGTAAACTTAGGTTCCTCAATAATAGATCCTTTTCCAGTATTACGTTCCTTAAATTTTTCTAGGACGTATTGTTTATGAAGATTAGGGTCTAAAGTTTTAAGGAAGTTGCTAAAAGTTGTAGAGGCACCACAGTTATGACATTTAAAGTTCATATCTGCTTTGTATGCATAGACATACCCTCTTGCCTTATTCTTGTGCTTCTTAGAATCACCACAAATAGGACAACGAAAATTATATAAGTTTGCCTTCACTCTTTTAAATTTTTGCAGACGTGAAGACACCAAGCCAATATACTTGGAATCAATTATATCCATATGGATATGGTTACTTTGTTTGTATTATACTTGATACTGTCGGTTGTGTCAATCCTCTCACAAATCTTTGACCGATTGGTGACACCACAAAACTTATGATACTTAATGCACCAAAAATACTCCACATCTTCTTTTCCATGATGCGAAGTCTCTCATCTACCTTGCGAATATCTCTCTCACACCCCTTCTTAATCTCTGTAGTTGACCTGTCCAGATCTTTGTGTAACGATTCAATCTTCTCAAATAATACCGCATCTATTCTATCCTGTTTATCTAATTTTTCATCGTGGACAGCAAGCATCTGTCCCATCTTAATTGAATTATCACTAAGTGTATCAATTACTTTTTCTAATCTTTCTAGTAATGCAGTATTATTATCCATCTTTTTTGTTTGTCAACCACATTTTACGTGATCCTCTCCCACTGTATATGTATCTTTTCTTCTGTTTCACAGGAGGACTATCAGGTGGTAGACCTGCAATATTACCACTACTTGCATTATTAGTTGGAACACCTGCAGCAGCTGCTCCCATCTCCTCTTTTGTGATCAATGGGTTTTTCTTTGGATTAACTAATTTCTTTCCATCATTAGTTATCCTACCTTCCTTTAATGATCTTATTTTGTTTATAATTTTATCTAAGTCCATTATAGTGATCGTAATTGGGATAGACACTCAGGATCTTCTTTGATATCATTAATTTCAGTTTTAGGATATTCTGGTATTCTACCGAGAAAAATCAAAAAACTTTTAATACTTGGCCAAAGATCTTTTTCTAAATTATAGAATAGTATGGGAACAGCTGCTTCGTGGAATACATTAAACAAAACTGTTAAGTGATTCAGAATCAAATGAACCTTGAGTTCACCATTATTCTGATATCTCTTTAACAGTCTTTTAATATATTTAATTCTTTTAAGATCATCCTCAAAGTCTTCCTTTGTGACTGATTGAGGATTATCATAGAATTTTATAGCAAAGAGCATGTAGTTGCTTTCATTCAATTCGTCAAATCTCATAATTATCAATCATTTCAAATATTTAGTTGTTATGCAGCAATAGTCAATGTACCAGCAGCAGTACCAATAGCAGTAGAACTTGTAATCTCTGCATTAGTTGATGTTCCCTTATCTTTGATTGTTGAACCACCGTTGTGTGCAATTGGGTTAGCAATAACATTAAGTACATCTGAAGCATTTATATCTCCTGAGTTTGCACCTAACGTCTTACCAAATATTAATTCATTAGTACCAGATCCACTAACATAAGTACAAGTTTGATGTCTTGATGCGTTTGTTGTGTTATTAATAACGAAACGTGGTACTCCAGTTACAGTCACTTCTTCATTATATCTTACACGCATAGAAATTGTACCACCAGCAGCTTTACTAAAGGCAGTTGTCATAAATTCAATCTCAGTAATTGTAGCAGCACCAATTGAATCTGCTAAGTTACCGATTGCAACTAACACTTCAGGTTGTGCATTTGGATTATCATTACCAGTAAATTTAGCACTTTCAGCACCTGCTTCAAGAACCCATCCACTCTGATTAGCAAATACTAGTTTTTTTTCTTCGTCTGTGAGGAACTTTGGTTTAGTTCCATCAGTCGTTCCCCATAAGGACATGTTTTTTACCTATATTCTTTTCTAAAGATATTTATATAAGTTAAAATTAACGCGCTTTGATAGCTTTCTCTACCTGTGCGAATAGTTTATCATCAGCATCAGTTTTAGTCAACTTGACTGCCTTACCTATAATAACTAAACAAATATCTATAAGTTTTTCTCCGAGCTCTGCATCTTCAGGAATCTTATTTACTGCATCAGTAATAATCTTCTGTGCAAATGGTAGTAAAAATGATAACATAATCTTAATTAGTATACTATATTATATAGCAACTAATCGTAAACTTTTTTACCTGCCTTAATTCTACCTGTTCCTTTTTTGTCAAAGAACTTTATACCTTTTTCTTTTTTATCTCTATAGGCAGACATGGCATTCATCTCTGCTCTTTTTTCTTTGTCTTTTTTCATTCTTGCTGAAGCGTCTTTTGATTTTTTTACAAAATCACGATATGTCAAGTCTTCTTTAAAATCTTTGGGTTTCTTACCCTTTGCTTTCATACTGATTGCGATAGCAGCTTGTTGTGCAGGGTTTGCTGCTTCGTTCATTTTTTTAGTTTTCTTTTTCATCGAGTTGATAAACTTTCGATAGACTGCTGCCTCTGAAGATTTACCCATCTCTCTTGCTCTTTGTTCCATAGCAACTGCTGCTTGAATTTTGTGAGCATGTGATCTTGAAGAGTTACGTATTTTTGAGACAGATGCCTTTGCAGTAGCCACGTTCTTAAACCCAAGTCCATGAATAGTACCTTTAGGATTTTCATCAGTATATAAATCAGAATGTTTTTTTGAGTTGGCAGGTTGTCCCTTCTTTCTTGGGATGCGAGGATTGTTCTCTTCTTTAGTTACCTTTTTCTCAGGAAGACCTTTATGTTTTGTGGATGCAAATTTCTTTACATCACCTTTTTTCATGTCAGATGCTGCTTTCGCAGTTTCAGGTGTGGTGGGTGCCAAGTCACCTTTTTGTATGGCACGAACTATTCCAAAGAATCGTTGTTGTTTCTTAGATAGTGCTGGCATTATTAAGTCCCTAATCCACCTTTACGTACTGCCTGTACATTTACATAATCCTGTGTGGTCTTATATCCTGCCTTCTTTGCTTTCGCATCAAGTGCTTTACTCTTTGCCTGTTGCTCTTTTTTCTTTGCAACCATTTTAGTTATTCTACCAGTGCCCTCATCAGACTTCGCACCTCTTACCTTTTTAGGTTCGTTCCCACCCATACGTTGATTACTATACTTCTTCATCACTGCCTGATATGCAAGATCTTTCTTTGCAGATCCACCTTTCTGTATTGGTTTACCTGTCTTCGTATCAGTTCCTTTTTCTTTCTCGAAACGATTTAATTCAGTTATGTTAGAGTTTTTTTTTACTACTGAACCAAGTGCTTCAACTGCTTGTTGCACTGTTGGATTCATTTCTTCATTTGTTTCTCTTCTTTTCGCAGCAAGTTTATCCTTTTCTCTACCAAGTCTACTCATATTATATCTTGCATGACCAGATGCCTCACCCTCATTTCTGGCAAAATCCATTGCTTTCTTGACTGTTTTATCATAAAGTTTACTCTTTCTATCCATTCTATCAGCAAGACTCCTCTTTTCATCAAGTTGATCATATACTTGCTGATAAGCACCAGCAAGACCTTGATTATTTTCAGTCCCTTCATCAACTAATTTACCATCAACTTGCTTTGATGCCATAATCTCATCACCAGCACCTGAACTGACTGCCTGTATTTTCTTACGCAATACCATCTTCTTCACTTGGTTTGCCTTCTTTTGCTGTGAATCAACTTGTTTTGTATCTTTATCTTCACCACCAGATCCATACATTTCACCATACATATTTAATTTTTGTCCTCTAGTCGGTCCAACCATTTCACCATTCATCTTAAATGACATATTTAAACCCTTGGCTCTCAACTTATTCTTCATAAGATTTACAAGAGTAGGCATTGATCTAGGATCATCCTTTGATGCATCTGGTTTTAAAGTTTTCATTGCATCAAAACTACCTTCATCCTCTTCTTTCTTTTTATCTTTCTCCATTCCTTCTTTCATATCAGGATTTACTTTTATTACATTTTTACCTTTCATTACGTCAACTTTCTTTTTATTTGCATCCACTTTATTAGTTTCTGCAACTTCACCAATAAATTCCTCCTTTGCCATTGCCTTACCAATAGCCTTACGACGATTCATTAGATATGAATCAGTCTTATCTTTTTTACCATCATTGTTTACATCACCATCTTCTTTTCCAACTGGATCTAATCCTTTTCCTGATTTTGTTTTTGCGGTTTGCTCACCTTTTTTCTTCTCACCCTCATAGGCAGATCCATATCCAGTCATTTCAACAGACTCAATATTAGGATTCTTTCTCAACTCATTAATTTTAGCACGGTCTGCCATACGAACATATGACTTACCAGTTTTCTTATCTTTAACACGAATCTTATACTTCCCACCTTTCATTTCTTCTTCAGAGATATCATCACCACCATGAGGTATTGTATTTCCATCCTTATCTTTTTGATGATGCTCTAAAAATGCTTTGTTAACTAACTTCGAAATACTATTTGATACATCAATAAAATCATACTCCTCACCAACAAGCATTTTTTTAGCCAATGCCTTTACATTACCAGGTGCAGGTGACTTTCCAAGTTGAGACAAGTATGCTCTCTTTAGATTTACAGGATCTGTTTTCTGACCATCCTTAAATCCTTGCTTAACTTTATATCTTACATCGTAAGCAAGTTGTCTTGCAGATTTACGAATTTTATCAGCAGCACCAGCTCCAGCTTGAGGTGCATTAGCGGCATCTTCAGATATTATGTTACCCATTTTTTGTGTCAATTTTCTTTTTTCTATATTTATTTATGAATTGTTTTCCGTAGGATGAACCAGGAACCATAGTTTCGACGTATTTACGATGTGCATCTGTACCTACAAGTCTTTGATCTGGAGGAACTCCAGATATATCTGTGCCATTTACAACCTCTTCCGACACATCTTTTATCCAAGATTTAAACATAATTTTATCCTCCGTAACACATATCAAATAACTTGTTCCTCTACGTATAATTTTCCCTACCAATCCAGTATTGAGATTCTCTACAATTTGACCTAACTTAAATATTTTTTCATTAATATAATTTTCTCTTAAATTTTTCCAATCGAACTTAGGTGCAATCTGCCATAGATTCCAACCCTCTTTAATATTCATTCCTTTTCTTACATTATTAAATAAATCCTGTGCCATCTTCCTGTTCATCGAAGTTGGAACACCCCTTAAGAAACCTTCGAAGTCATTCTCTGCAGCTGCCTTTCTTTGTTTCGATGCAGACATACCTGATACATCATCAGAATCAGCATCACGATTACCAGCAGAACGAACTTCAATGTTATCAAAATTATAGAGTTTACCGTTGTAAGTTCCAGTAAGTTTTTCAAACTCACCAACACGATCACTACCACCCACAATTCTTACATTTGTATATCCATCAGTATGTGCCTTCTTTAATACATCAAAGATTGTGCGGTTTGCTGCATCATTAACGATCTTATCCTTATGTTTTGGAAACATCTGTTGCATTGCAGATACTTTCATATCAGCATCTAATGGATTCTTTTTCTTATCTTGACTTCTTGATGGCACAATTACATAATCTCCATCATCTGATGATGTTGCCACAGTATCTAAAAGTTTTTCATGTCCTGTGGTTGGTGGATTAAATCTACCAAATGCAATCGTCAATGTTCCCTTCGTCTTCTCAACCTCTGGTGGGATCATCTCAATAGGTTTTTCCTGTTGAGGTGCTGGTTGTGATAATTTTTTCTCCTTATCTGATTGTGGTGGATCTTGCTTTCCTATCTTCTGTCTTTTATTAAAAAATTTAAGTCTTCCCTTATCAGTCTTTGCTACAAATTCTCCATTCTTATCATACCATCCTCCATGACCGTCACTCTTCAAACCCATACGTGTGGCTTGTTGAACAGCAAGAGATTCACTTATAAATTGGAAAAAAGTTTTCATCTACAAAGTTTAGTAACTACTTTTCTTTCGTTGGCGATAAGATAATTGATGAGATTCTGTCTCATTATAACATATTTATCCTTCTTCCGTTTACGTTTTTCAGAATTAATTAATTTTTCAATAGTTACAAAACAATGATACAGAAAATCATTGAAGATTTGTTTTCTATTTTTTGACTTAGGTTCGAATGAACGAATCAATTGATCGATAGTTATTTTCATTATGATATTTTTGCATGAGGAGCAAATTGCCCTTTTTTTGTGATCTTCAATCCAAAGTATAATAAATCAGTCCAAAATTCATCATCATCACTATGATGATTAAGTGCATCATACCAAAAATTAAGAAGTGCTAATTTAGTTTTACCTACTTTTGCACGATTCTCATATGCTTCCAATACACTATCTGCCCATTGATCAAATGCAACTGATGATTTATAATCATTTTTAGGATGTTTATGACAAAAATCAAACCACTTGTGATATGTTTTATACTCCAATGAATTTGGTTTTTCTAAAATTTTCATAAATTCTCCAGCATCTTTTGGATAATCAGTATATTTATTTCTAAAAGATACACCAGAACTTTGATGACTCAGTAATTTAATGACTACACCCCTTGGAGTTTGTCCACCTTGAGCACCTCTAGAGCTTGGTATATTTGTATTCCAAACAAGAGCATCACCTGATCGAGTGACATCTATTTTAAATTTTGAAGATGATGCTTCTTTACCACCGAAAAAAATAGAAGTAGTTGCTGCTGGAGAACCTTTAAAGTAAAAGTTTTGAAATATATTTTTCAATGAAAAATGAATATCTTTCATACCAAATTTTTCAAGTGCCTTAAATGATTTTAAAGCAGATAACAATTTTGAATTTTCTACGTTAAATATTTTAAATGTTGCTTTATCTCCAGATTGTATTTTTTTTAATGATATTCCTACCAATTCATTTTTCTCCATCAAAGTAATTAAATCAGCATTTAGTTTTAACAATGTGTTTGCATTTGGTGATGAACTAGCTTCTTTAATATCAGATTCAAGTGTTCTCAATTGTGCTGTTTTTACAGCATACAAATCAGAAGGGTTCCATTGTTCATAAGTTCCTGCTTTGACACCAGGTTCTCTCTCTAAATTTTTTAAATGTTCTTTAAAAAATACTTGAGGATCTCTTTGTTTTTTATAATCTTTATGTTTAAATGGTGCCCAAGTAGCGCTTGAATAATTATCAAAAAATAATTGATTTTGTTTAAGAAAGGTATAGATCCATTCATCTAACTTATGCCCCCATGATTTTCCAAAAAGTTTTTCTAAATCTTTATAAACATCATTAACAAATATATCCTCTTCTGTTTTAAATTTTGCACCCTTTGATTCTAATGCTGCGTTTAACACTAACATGGTGGCAGGTTCAGATATTTTTGGTGGTAAAGCACCTGATCTACCTTTTTTTGGATACTCATTAATTTCAAAATCAATAAATTTCATTCCATTATCAATATATTTTAATCTGATTACTTTTCCTATCTTAGGCAACATTCTATCGGTTTTTTGCAATAAACCTTTGTATTCTTCCATGAGAATTTTAATCATCTCACTTTTAAATTTTTTTACAATTGGTTCGGTATCAGGACTATCTAATATAATATCTACACCAAGTTTTGTAGTTTTTACATCAAATAATACTCTTTGAAAAAATATTTTTCCCTTAGAATCTTTTTTTCCTATATCAGAAAGATAATTTACTATATCTTGACCATTTATTTTTTCTGCCATTTTTAACCCCTATACAATAGTTTAAGCATCATAAAAGCACCTAACTTACCTTTTTGTTTTGCCTCTCTATATTCAGAGTCACTTCTTATAGTCATAGTAAGTGTCATTTTCTTACCATTATCACCCATCAAATCAATAAACCACTCTTGAACAGATTGTTTGTCTAAGTATGCGTTCACTGAAGTTACAGAGGGTAGAAAATCTCTCAAAGGATCTGTAGATTGTGATTCGGCTTTATTACCTATTGCTTTAACTAACACCATAGGAACTTTCACATCTTTTTTTTCTAATCTAAATTCCTGTTCTATCCATTCTTTTGTCGCATTCAAATTTCCATTTATCATATCACACAATTTATTTCTACATATCTTATTCATTCTAGAGTATAAGGCATCAAACATTAAAGGATCATATTTAAATAATTTTAAAATTTTATCTTGAAGTATTTTATTGGGAATTTGTCTTGTTGATGAGAGTGTCAACCAATTATCTTTCTTTACAGTTTTAGGTAAATTTGGGACTTTAGAATATACGTCACTCCACAATTTATCTTTCAATTGATTCATGGCATTTGGATATGCTTTCTGCCACATAGGTTTTCTAAGAGTGGTTCCAACATAAGAGTTTAGTTTAGGTTCTTTGGAGGATTTTGTTCCTGCCTTCAAACTAATTCCAATTATATTTGGTTCAATTTTTGTATTTTTAAATATTAAAAATATATCTCCAGAATGATTGTCTGGAACTCCTTTTGGTTTCTGTCTATATCCCCAAACAACTTTTTGTATTTTTCTATCTTTATCATATTGGTTAATCCAATCTAAAATTGCGATAGAATTTTGTAACTTAGTATTTCTAGTCGTAGGTTTAATTTTATCAATTTGACTTATATATTCTTTCGCAGACAAGACATTAGACTTAGCAACAAATGATTCTTGTGCATTACTATCCTGTAGATTCATCTCCGTAATTAGTTGTTGCATTTCTTCTGGTGTTTTAGGATTATTGCCAGTATTAAATGCAAGTGCTGGAAATAATTCAGTTATGGTAGCATTAATTGTTGTTTGTTCACCACCAGTAAGAAATCCTTTAGCATCTGCCATCTATCTTACTTTTTAAAATATTTATTAGTTCTTCCTTACTGGAACCTCTATTGTCCACGAACCACCTTCCAATTCCTTTAGTTCAAAATTCTTTTCAAAGTATGCTTTACGTTTCTTTGCCTCTGATTCAAGTTTCGTTAGATATGCTTCTCTACCAGGTTCTGGTTGAATCTCACCATAATGAACCCCGTACACCATATCATTAACTGTCGGTTTTGGCACACCTAGATATTCACAAATTAAAATATCAATCGAATCATGAAGTGCATTTAAATCTACATAAGATCGAGCACTAACAGCAATTTCGTCAATATTATCTGTGCTGATTAAAGTACCATTAATGACTTTATCACCAAAATTCATGTACCCCATCATTTTTGTAAGTCTTTCTTCAACAATTTTATTCAAATTGATAGTGACTTTAATATCTTTGTCTATGCTCATTTTTTAATATACTTTTGAATAACTTCAATTTGATCCATATACTTTGCAATCATATTAAGTTCATTCTCAATTGCTTCCAAGATATCAGAGTGCTCTCCAATACCTGCAGGATTAGTCAGATAAACCTCAATGTTTGCCTTATGTTTTTCTATATCACCTTGAGCATGTGATATCAATGCTTTAATAATTTGTTCTCTCATCTATCACCTGCCTTACGATTTTCTGAATAAAAGACATCAAACTCTCCACCAGGATATCTCTTCTTTAATTTCTCAACATTACCTGCGACTACATCTTCTATTGAAACATCAAGTGCCATACACGCTTGCATTACGTACCACATAACATCACCCAACTCAATAATAAGATGTTCTCGATTATCGTCGTTCCAAGGTTTACCTTGAAATACCATCTTTTTAACGATCTCCATAAACTCACCACCTTCAGCACTAATCCCAACAGCAGCAGTGGTAAGGCGATTAATATTGGCACCCTGTCCGTCAAGAACACTAAGACTCTCAATGAAAGATTTATAATCCCTACTGGGATTGGATGTGACACCATCCACGAATAGAGCATACTTAGAAAAGTCAACTTGTTTTGTCATTAAAATTTAAACTCTGCGAAAGATTTTTTAGGTTTTTTATCCTCTTTATTATACTCGTCTTCACTACCATTGTCAAGAATATCATCCTGTGCTTTCTGCTCACAGTCATATAATCTCATCTTTGCACGATCTATTCCTATCACAAACCTCTTAAAGATAGTCGGATCATTATATCTATTCTTTAATTGTTTAACCATAATTTGGTTTAACCCTTCGAGTTCCTCAGTAGATATAAGAGCGAACATAAGATCAGCAGTTGCAGGAAGACCAAATGACTCAGAGGTATCGGTAAGGTCAACATCACTACTAGCAAAACCACTACGAGTAGTTTGAGTTGCGGAAACAATCGGAACGTTCGATTCGACGGCAAGACCACGAAGTTCTTCCGCAATCGCTTTAATATAGGAATACGAATTGACATTAGCATTTGCTTTGTAACGTGAAGATGCACATATGTTTAGATAATCTACGAATATTATATCAGGTCTGAAAGATTTTTTTAATGCTAGTTCATTAAGTAATCCTTTAAAATGTCCACTGTGTGCACCCGCAGTTGGATATTCTTTTATGATTAAATGACCTTGAGTTTTCTTGGATACGGCAGTAACCTTATTCTCAAACATTGTTTTGGGTAAATCAGTTAAGTCCTGTATCGAAACATCTAATAAGTTTGCATCAATTCTTTCAGCAATTTTCTCTTCTGCCATCTCCATTGTAATGTAGAGTACGTTCCTCCCTTGTAACAACACGGAGCTAGCAACGTGGCACATGAATAAAGACTTCCCGACACCTGTACCAGCAAGCGCGATGTTAAGAGTCTTATTAGGTAGACCACCTTTGGTAATTTTATTAAAGTATTCCAGATCAAATTCGATTTTTTCTTCTTTCTTGTGATAGAACTCATATCTTTCTTCGTAGTTTAGTAAGTAATCATGTCCAATATTATTATCAAAAGAAACTGCTAGTGCATCTGATAGTATTGTTGGGATTGCATCACGATTCTTTTTGTCATCATTACCATCTGCAATGTGAATCGATTCCATCAATGCAAGATAAATTGCACGATCACGACACCACTTTTCAGTCGAATCGAGTAACCATTGCTCATCAACAACTGATTTCATAAGATGTTGATTTATCTCATGAATCTCCTTTGCTTCTGTATCTGAAAGGTCAGTTCGATTCTCAACCTCAATATTTAGTGCCTCTACAGTTATGGATGATCCATACTTGACAATAAATGATATAATTTCCTCAAAGATTACTTTTTCTTTTCGATCCTCAAAGTAGTCAGGTTGAATAAAAGGAATTACCTTTCGAGAATATTCCTCATTGTGTATTAAATTTTTTAGAATTGTAGATTCAATTCGTTCCATTTTTATTCCACCATCCATTTCCGTAATGTCTTCTCATATGACAGGGACGACATCGTATGTCGCATTTAGAACATTCTACCATCAATCTTTTCCAACCATAACGAAATTTTCCATCACCTATGTTGAATAATTTTTCTTCACCAGTGCGATGATCATGTTCCAAATTTATAATGTCTGTTGAACCACAATCACAACAAGATTTTCCCTCCATATATTCTAACCACATTTTCTTTTTCTTTTCTCTTCTCAATCTATTCTTTTCCTGTTGTTCTTTTTTAAACTTAGGATCATCCTTCCTAGCAGCATACCAATTTGCTTGTCCAGAAGTTTGTTTTTTTCCAGTGTAAATACTATCTAATTTAGTTTCATGTGTCATTCAATTCGTTCCATAAGAAAAATTCTTCTTTGAAATTTCGTCTAACTTATTCATTATATCATCAGTAAAATATTTGTCTGGTTCTGCGTAAATATTTTTTGCATATATCTTCTTACCATCAATTTCATATCTACCCGCAACGTTTTTCCAGAGACCACCAAGTTCTCCTAACTCAAGAAGACCATAATAACGATCAAGTCCTCTCTCATCATAGTAAAGTCTTATTTCGACTTGTTTGTTTTCTCTGCTGAGTCTCGATTTAACCGTCTTAGCTTTAATAATGTTTCCAACAACCTCTGTCTTATCCTTTTCCTTCTTCTTTCCGAGATAAATGATTGTACTCGCGGCATATTTGAGGCCACTGCCTCCTCCCATTTCTTTAGTTGGGACATAAGATCCGATAACATCGTAGGTATGATTTGTAACTATAAGTGGTATGTTTGCTTGACCAAGTTTAAGAGTCAACATACGGAATGCACCCTTAACAAGTTGTGATTTGGTCATGTCACGAACTTGTTTATCATCCAAAGCATCACGGATTTCTTTCTCTGTAGAAAGCATACCCAATGAGTCCAATACAAACATACAGGGTTTGCGTTGTTCTTCGTCTGTCTTAAGATATATATCAACTGCCTTCAGTGCCTTGCCACGAAACTCCTCAACTGTCACGACATTCACAACAACCAACCGTGTTGTATCAATTCCACGAGACTCCAATAATCCTTTATTGACTGCTGCTTCAGTATCAAAATAGAGGCAATACCCATCAGGGTGAGTATCCAAAAAGTTTTTGACAATAGCAAGTGAGAAATAAGTTTTACCAGTGCTTGTCTCACCAGCAATAGCAGTAATACGATTGCTGCTAACCCCGCCAAAAATAGACCCACTAATGAGTCCATTAAAAATGTAGGATCCTGTGTCAATGAATCTTTCAGTTTCATCAATATCTGACGCAATCTGCGTATATTCATCTCCTATCTCTTTTACAATTTCTTTTAAAAAATCCATTATGTGAAAAATAATTCAAGGTTTACAGTTTTCTCAACGTTCCATCCAATCGCATCAAGAATGGCTTTAAGTGGTTCTACAAAGCTCTTCTCAAATTGTAGATCATAATCTATGTATTTGTCAAGTCCAAGTTCATGTGGAAAGTCTTGAATGAATGATATTACATTCTCTTGTATGAGATTTGGTTTCTTTAAGTAAATAAACTTTACCTTTTCACCATTACTAATTAGAGAATATTTTTTATCTAATTGTTTCTTTTTGATGTAATGATTGAACAGGAGAGCACCTCTACAATGTATCGGTGTTCCTTTTGCATAGATGGTAGAAGATGCTTTATACTTACGAACATCAGATGCAGTTCTTGGAAATGCGATGTCCTCTGGATTAAGAGTCTTAAACTTTGCACGACAATCATCTATGAAATGAATCACATCTTCTTCTGTACCATTCATCATTAACTTAAGTCCATCCTTAATCATGGTGCGACAAGGTGCAGGAGTTGATGACTTCACTGCCTCGATACCCATCATCTTCAGTTTAGGTTCCTCATATCGGACACCCTCACTATCCCATACATTGAGAATATATCTTTTCTTTGCAGTCCAGATGCCACGTTCAGCAATATTCTCACGTTTCATCACCATCTTCTGCTCATAGGCATTTACGTAGTTCGCCAACGTTTCGTAAGAACTTTCAATATACTTCTCAAATTCCATTTCACAGATCTTATTAAGGAACGAGACAATGCTCGAAGCATTCTTTTCTCTGCCTTTGTATATAACTTCGACCAGAGGACCCAGATTGAGGTAGATAGAATCAGTGTCACTAGCAATAACATAATCGACATTCTCCGTTTTTAGTATTTTGTTGATGAAAGTATTCATTCGGTTCTCAATCCATCGGATCGAAACCTGACCCGATAGAGTGATTGCCTCTGCATTGGCAAGTTTATAGTATCGGAAATACTGGTTTCCAATAGCACCATAGGCAGAGTTAAGTTGGATCTTACGTGCCATCTGTATATTATTACATCTGGCAATCTCCTTCTCAAGTGTTTTGGTAGGAGTTTTTTCATATGCCTGTTTTGCAGCAAGCATTTTCTTTTTGTATATGGTGCGATCTTTGTATATCTTCTCCATCAACTCTGGGAGAAAACCCCTTTTATCTTTTCGATACATTGCACCATTAGCACACACAGCACTATCCTGATACAACTCAAAGTTTATTTCCTCTTCAAGGATTCGATCAACAGAAGCTGTGGGATGCCTCTTTTCGAGGAGGGTCTCTGGGGAGATATTGTACTGCATAATGAGATGAGGATATAGACTGTTAAGGTCAAAACTAACCACCCAATCATACTTTCCAGGAATCGGTTCCTTGACATAAGCACCTGCGTATTTTTCGACTTTATCAGATCTCTCCTTCGGAGGGATTACAATATTCTGTTTCTTTAAGTAGTTATAAATTATCGTGTCCCACATCCGAACCTGTGAGAATACATCTGCATAGTTTGCCTTGGCATCATATGCCATAACAATTGCAAGTTCGATGAGTTTCATCTTGTCTTCCATACGGTCAACAAGTTCTACGTCAATGATATTATATTCCACAAACTTCTGCCAACCATTTGTATAGAAGTCCTTAAATGTATCAAACTCAGAGTGATCAAGTTTCTTCTGCCCAAGTTCTACGGATGCAATATAATCCAAACGATATGATTCTTGTGCCTTATAGGTAAACTTCTTATACAGATTCAGATAATCTAACTGTGTGATACCACCAATATCATATGTAATATTCTTACGTCCTGCGATATAAATTACATCTTCAGTTACCAATCCCCATGGAGATAAACGTTTACGAAGTTTCTCTCCCAAGACTCTCTCAAGTCTACGTGCCAGATATGGTATATCATACAACTCACTATTCCAACCAGTGATAACCTCTGGTGTATTCTCTTCTATCATCCACCAGTGAATGAATGAATTTAATAACTCATACTCACTATCGAACCCTTTGTATATGACATTCTTCTGTTTATTATTGAAAGGTCCTTGACCCCAAGTGCGAATCTGTTTTGTTGTGTAATCCTGTATTGATATAAGAAGTATTTCTTCCGCAGCAGATTCTACATCAGGGAAACCATTCTCTGACTTTACCTCAATGTCTAATGTGGTGATCTTGATTTTACTCGAATCAAACTTGATTTCTTCTTCTGGATATTTCTCTGAAATATATTGATAGATGTATCTGTCATTGCCATACACCTTAAAGTTCTCAACTTCAGAATATCTTCGAATAAATTCACGACACTCTCTTACGGTGCCTGGCTCAACAGACTCAACATACTCACCCTCAAGAGTTTTGTATTTTGTCTTCTTTTTTGAGGGAACAAAAAGGGTTGGATAGAACTTCTCACGAGTGGCAAAATGTCTTCCATTTTCATAACCACGAACCAAGAAATTATCTCCAACCATTTGAACGTTGGTGTAAAACCTCATTAGGATGTCAATTTAATATATTTGTCACGTAATTCACCATTTGGTTCGACAAATGTAAGTGCATCACCTGACCTCATCATTGTAGCAGATTGGTTGCTAAAATCCAACCATGGTTCCAGAGTGTATATGTCTTTTGTTTTAATCAACTTAAAAGGACTGATGATTTTACAATCTGGTTCACCAGGTATATCACCAAACACTTCTTCGACTTCCGATATCAAAATAATACCACTTGGCAGGATGATACACTGTATATTCTTTTCCATTTGATTTCAATTTCTTTATATATTATAACACAACTTCTCCGATTGTCCAACTTTTGTATCCAAATGCATCTATTGTATCATGAGCATTCTTCTCTGCTTCTTTTGGAATCACAATACAATATCCAATACCTAAGTTAAATACTCTTTTCATTTCCTCTGGTGATATCTCTCCTGCAAACATGATTTTCTTAAATATATCTGGCATTGGCCATGAATCATAATTTACATTTACTTTGAGTCCATCAGGAATACATCTTGGCAGATTTTCAACAATACCACCACCTGTAATATGTGCCATACCCAAGATTGGAACTTCATTTATTAGTTCTTTGACCACTGATGCATAGATATGTGTTGGTGTTGATAACTCAGGCATATCAAGGTATGCAATCTTATGTCTCCAAAGCATATCATTAATTAAACTATATCCATTACTATGAAGTCCACTACTCTCAATACCAATTATTAAATCACCTTTAGTAATATCTGAACCATCAATTATATCATCTTCTTCTACGACACCAGTGCAAAATCCTGCAAGATCATATTTCATTGAATCATACATACTTGGCATTTCTGCAGTCTCACCACCTAATAGTGTGCATCCTGATTTCGTGCAACCCATAGCAATTCCTGTAACAATATCAGATAAACTTTTAAAATTTAGTTTACCAGTTGCAATATAATCTAAAAAATATAATGGTTCTGCTCCACATGTGATCACATCATTAACACACATTGCTACCAAATCAATGCCCACCTCATAATGCTTACCCCAAATCTGAGCAATTAATAATTTAGTGCCGACACCATCTGCTCCTGATACTAAGATTGGTTTCTTATACCCCTCTGGTATTTTAATCATACCATTAAAACCACCAAATCCACCCACAACCTCTGGTCGATAGGTGGACTTGATAGTATCTTTGATCTTAGTTACAAAAGCATTTCCTGCTTTTATATCAACTCCAGAACTTTTGTAATCCATAAGTGACAATAAGTTCTTTTATTATATCATAGATAATCTTTTCTTGCATGATGTTCTGGTACTATTTTACCCAACTTAACGGTAAGAAGTCCATCCTTGAATTGAACCTCTCTGACTTCAACATCTTCTGAAAGTGCCCATTCTCTAGTGAAACTTCTTTGAGCCAAGCCTTGATGGATATACTCGGATCCTCCCTCTTTATCAGTTTCTTTTCGTCCTTCAACAAAAAGTTTTCCATACTCAGTATAAACATGAATTTCATTTTTCTTAAATCCAGCTAAGGCAATCTCTAAAAGAGACTCAACATTATTTAACTGAACAAGATTGTATGGTGGATAATTTGATACAGTTTCGTAAGAATTAAAAAAACGATCAAGGTAATCATCCATACCTATGCCGTTCTTTGAAATTATTTTTACCAACTCTGGTAAGTTTGCAGAGTGATACCTTTGTAAGTTCATAGTTCTCCTTAGTAAGCGAGTGTTAGATTTGGATCCTTTCGGCATCCAATACTATTTAACCATAAAACACAAAAAAAGAGAGGGTGGATAACCCTCCCTCTTTTTTATGGACTCATTGGTCTTCTCCTATCCTAAGAGTGTTCTACATTCTAGTGCACATGTTCTGTCACCTTCATTACATTCAACCATACATTCGAAATATTCATCTATTGGGTCGGGATTTTGTTTATTGTAAGGCACCCAAGAATTCAAATGATTGAATGATACTGTGTTGTGCATAGGCATAACTCCTTATTTCACATTATTATTTAGTTAAAAAATGGGAGTTTTATGAGGGTTTCTTAACAAAAAGAAATGCCTAGTCAGTTTTCTTTTTCTTACTTCCAATATTATATTTTGTTTCCAATATCCAATCTCCTTTATCTTTATAGGATAAAACTTTAATTTGATTTAGAGGTGCAATGTCTTGTATTTTATCAGCATTTAATATCTCAACAAGTCCCCAATCAACTAAGAGTTGAACTATTCGATTACGTCTCTGCACATCGTTCTGTGTGAGATTTGCATGCTTACCATCTAATGCAAACAACTCTTTAAAATGTACAATAAAATATCTTCCCTGCTTGTGCAGTATATGACATGATTGATATATCTTCTTTTCTTTTCTGGATGCTACACCAATTCTTGTAAGAGTTTCTCTGACTTTCAGAAAATCATCAGGTTCACCAAGTGAAATTTCTATCATTTGGTCAGACGACCAGTTCACTTCTGGTTCTTTAACCACACTCATTTCGATCCTCCAGTTTCAAATTTCGATTTTATAAAATTAAGTTGTTCTTTGGAAAGAATTTTTAGAATCTGTTTTGCTTTTTCGTTACTATATCCATAATAACGTTTCACATAATCTAAATCTTTGATCTCATCCTTACGAAGCCAAGGAGAAAATCTTTTCTTAACTCTGAGTGTATTTATAAAAAAGTCATATTGCATTTTCTTAGGTAAGAAATTATACCTATTCATCTCATTTGCAAACATAATGGCATCAAGATGACCAGAATAACAACGATTAATTATATAAGGTGGATACTCTTTCTCAATCGATGGATCCTCATCAATTAAGTTTTTCTTTGTTTGATTTATTGAGTTTAACCAATTTTTTAATTCCATTATACAAGTAATTGTTCAAGTGGTGTTACAGGATGTATATCATAATTAGTAACTAATAATTCAGTTTTAATATTATCATCAGTTCCCTTATCTCCACGATGTGCCATCGAATATCTTAACTTCCATTCTTTTAGATTGTAATCTTTATACAACTCACATAAACGATCATTTAGATTATATGTAATCATAAATTTAGATTTACATTTATAAACTTCTTGTGCGAATCTATCATGATCAAATGATTTATGCATTTCACGATTCTTACCATATAAGAAATCTTTAATATCATATGGTGGATCTAAAAATATAAATGCGTCACCAGTTGCATATGAGTGTATAACATCTGCATAATCTAAATTTGTTATCTTCCAATACTTAATTATCTTTGAGAAGTCTTTTAACTTATTAGCACCAACCAATGAAAAATTAGAATTAGATGCTGTCTGTGAAAATGTGCTGTTCTCTGTCAGACCAGAAAAACTACACTTATTCATAATAAAGAAAGCTACTGCTTTATCAAAATCATTGTAACTATCAATTTCTTCCTTATATTGATTAAATAAATCTCTTGCTCTTTCCGTTACTTTATCTGGATCACCCGCATCAAGTGTATATTGTTTTTCTTCATATACTCTCTCAGATAATTGATCTCCATTATCTCTTAGTTGCACCCAAAAATTGTATAAAGGAACATAAAGATCATTTATCCAAATAGGTATTCGAGGATTTTTCTTTGCAATATCTATTGCAATAGATCCACCCCCGATGAATGGTTCCCGATATTCAGATATCTTATCAGGATACCATTTAGATAAAGTTTTAACTGCCTTTGATTTTCCACCAGGATATCTTAGTGGTGTCTTCAAGGAATTAATCGTCATGATGATGTTGCGGATAATCTTGTTCCTGTGCTCTTTGTGTCATAACTGGTCTTTTACCTTCATGACCATGAGCTATTCCTAACTCATGCATTCTAGCATGTTCTCTAATCTCATCTTTAAGATCTTTACCACCTGGACCAAAAGTAAGATATAATCCATACCCAACCAGTGAGACTAAAGATACAACAATCCAAAAAATGAATATACCAGTTGGTGGTAATCCACTATAACTTCCATGATTAATCAAAGTAGTAATGTAATTCATTAGTAAATAAGTCCTCCCATTCCAGATCTTAATTCTTCTAGTTCCATTTTAATTGTAATCATTTCTGTAAGATCTCTTACATCTTGTGACATTTGACGATATCCATTTCCAACATAAATTTGACCTGCCATAACCGCAATAGTTGCAGCACCCCAAAACAGGTAATATTTATTTGATTTAATCTGATGTTTCAGTTTTGAAATTGCTTTCATTTGTGATTTCCTCTAAAGTGAATAGACTATAAAATTCAAGTCCTGCTAACTTGAATGCTGTATCTGCTTCTTCATTTTCTTGACGATCTATGATAGAAACAACACGTTTAACTTCATAACCTGCGTCACGAAGTCTTTTCACTGCTTTGATAGATGAACCACCTGTAGTAACAACATCTTCCAATACAGTTATTCTAGATCCTTCTGGTGGTAATGGACCTTCGATGTAATCATCAGTGCCATGACCTTTTGATTCTTTACGAACGATCAATCCATTTAGTTTACCTTGATTTAATGCAGAGACCATAGCAACACCTGATACTAATGGATCAGCACCAAGAGTAAGACCTGCAACTGCCACAGTATCTTCATCAATACATTCAGCAAGCATAGCACTTACTATTGCTAATCCTCTACCATCTAAAGTGACATTTTTACAATTCACGTAATGATTTGTTTTTCTTCCAGAGGATAGAGTAAACTCACCTTCTTTATAAGAACGTTCTTTTAATAATTTTAATAATTCATCTCGATAGATTTTCATTTTAAAGTCTCCATAATAGCATAATAAACAATAAATCCCGATCCTATACCTGATAGTAGCAGAAAGATACCCAAAAGTCCAAATACATTCATTTGAACTCGCACTCCACCATAATCTCAGTTAGTGCTGCTAGTAAATTTATTTCCTGATCAGCAACAAATGCCATTTGATATTGATACTTTGCAATCACTAATATTGCTGCAGGAATACTGGTCGGCACCATTGTATCATATAAAGTATCATAGATACGTCGAAGTAAAACAGTTGGATCATTATCTAAATTAGTAACAACCCATTTGCGAACTTCAGAGAAGTTTTTCTGTTTAAGATTTTTGACAAGATCATCCACAGCAACATCAGAAAATGCTGCTAATATACCACTATCTATTTTACCACTTACAGAATATCTCTGACACTCATTTAACACTCTCCTCCAATCAGGAAAATGTTTATTAATTAATTGTATTATAACTTTCTTATCTGATTCGACTCTCTCGACTTCGAGTATGTGATTTATCCTAGAAAAAAATTGTGCCGCTATTGCTGGCTTGTCTTTTTTATTAACAGAAAAGTCAACCACAGAGCAACGAGAATGTAGTGGCTCAATAATTTTGTTCTTATAGTTGCAGGTGAAAATAAATCTACAGTTTCTGGAGAACTCCTCAATAGACGCTCTAAGGAGGAGTTGTACGTCGGAAGTGGTATTGTCTGCTTCGTCAATGATGATGACTTTATGTTTCGAGTCACTTGTAAGAGAGACTGTAGATGCGAAGTTCTTTGCGTTCGTCCGAACAGTGTCGAGAAAACGTCCTTCATCCGATCCATTAATGACATAGTAATCTGATCCTAGTTCATTACACAATGCTTTTGCCACAGTGGTCTTACCAATACCTGGTGGTCCTGACAATAACATATTTGGTATTTCACCTGCAGTTAGAAAATCCTGAAAGGTTTTTTTAATACCTTCAGGTAAAATACATTCTTCAATTGTTTTGGGTCGATATTTTTCGACCCATATAAAATCACTCATAGTTCATAAAATAAAAAAAGAAGATTAATTTAGTTTTCTCTTTCTCTTTCTTAATCTAATTGATAGTGTTGCATAAACTGCAAACATTATAAAGATTATACTTAATTGTAACATAGCTCCTGCCGTATTGTAAACTACATCAGTTGCTTCCCAAGTACCAGGTAAAAAATATACTGGTGGGTTAGATAGAAAAATCATTCGTTAGACCTCCATGCCTTTCTCATCTTACTATATGTATCGTTATATGCAACCAAATCACGAACTTTCTTAAAAATTGTTGCGGAACGTGCATAATCACTTTTTAAACAATCATCTTCCTGTGGTAAAATTTCTTTTGTTCCTTTCTTATATTTTCTACCAGAATTATGATTTGCATATCTTCTAGCACGAGTAAATCCCATCTCTAAAAACTTACGACACATATCCATACCGATAAAATCTTTTTCATCACGATAGTCAAGATACATACCAAAAATATGATTTGAAGATTTTATTGCAAGTTCTGGAGTCTTAAATCTCCAATAAGGGCATATATCGTGAGTATAAGGGCGAACCAATAATACTCCTTGCTCTCCCCTTCCAATACGATAAAGTTTACGAGTTTCCTCGTCCTTAAAATCAAGTCTCTTGTAATCGAGTTCATAATCAAATTCCTTCATAGCATACCAAATAAAATTAGACCAAAGGCAATGAATACCATAATACCCATGCTAATAACTGTATTATAGAACCATCTGGGTATTTTGTCATCATTGTTTGGTGAATGATTCATAATACAGTAATTATTTTACTGGATCTATCACACACCCATCGTCTTAGTTCTTGAGATTTAAAACGACGATGTAAATATTCTACTGCTTTCTTGGGTAATGCTTTCTCACCACAGCAGAAAATGTCACATTTTGCAATACCCTTTTCAGGCCATGTGTGTATGCTAATATGACTTTCTTTAAGTAAAATATATCCAGTTACACCTTGTGGATCAAACTTATATGTTTCAACTTTCAAGTAAGGTGATCTGGCAATAATAGATGCGTTTAACAAACTATCCTTTATAAACTCCTCTTCGTTAAGAAGATCAAAGGGACAATCTATCAAATCAAATAATATATGTTTCATACTAACCACTCTGGTTTACGTGATGGGATGCGAAGATAATTAGATGATGCCCAAGGTTTAGATGATATGTAACGTTTGTATGCAGTAAAAATATCAATACTCTTATCATACTTAAACTGATCAGGACCTGCAAAGGCAAATGGTGTTGCCTCTTTGTGACATAGTAATGTTCTTCCTGTCTTTTCTTCGAATACTTTTTCTGCTGCATTCATTGCAGTCTGACAAGAATGAGTTTTGTTATATCTGTTTTCATATTCTTGCAGTAATCCAAATCCATGTTGAATTAACCAAGCAGTATTTGCAATACTCTCTGCTGCCCAGATAGTACATGGATGTCCACGGAAAGCACCCTTCTCGGTATTGTAAGGTGTTCCATCTTTCTTGGGTAGTAAATCATTACCCCAATCAAAATACCACTTGGAATAGACTACTGCCAACATCTGGCAGGTCTCAAGTGGCATCTTAACTATATGTTTATCAGGCAATACTCTTGCGGACTCAAGAGGATCGGGATCAGTCACGAAGATGTTCATAATGTGGTGGTGTATAATGATCGTTCCAGTGTCGTATGTTTCCTGCAACGATAAAACAATTGGTAACAACGAGTTGTATGAAAATTAATGTGCGAATCAATGCAACAAAATCTGCCTCTCGGTCAGATTTACCAGACTTGTCTCCAAGTGCTTTTGCCCAAATTCTCCACAGTGTTTTCACTTTGTTTCCTTTACATCATATTCTATCGTAATTATTCTGCTTTGTCTACCAGTATGATCACATCTTAATGTTTTCTGCATAGTTCCATCCAACTCTTCTACAAGATTTCCAATCAGTTGTATTATTTCTTCTTTACTCATCAGGTCTCCAAGGTTCGGTAACTAGATTTAATTGAATTTTATAATTTGGATCATCAAATACATGACCCTCTTTTATGATACGTTCTGCAATTTTCCATAGAGTTGCAATCTCTTCATCAGTTGCAAAATCATTAATCGTTATTGTCATCATTTGATTTTCTCATATCATTATGTAATCTTTCTGTTGGTGTTTGTTTTTTTAATATAGGCCATTTTTCATAAAACTCTTCGGCAAATTTAGGATCATAATCAGGATGTTTAGAACTGTTGATTGATGGTTCCCAAGGTTTTTTGGATACATTTCGTATTACAATAAATCGATCAGCAGCAAATGTACCTGCCAAATTAATTTGTAATTCTTCTCCATCTACCCAGTTTAAGTCACCATTCTTTTTTGTATGGTTCATTAACTCTTGGATTTCGTCAATCATTTCTTGTGTTAGTTTCATACGTATCTTGGATCGAAGTCTACCTTATCTTTAAATTGTAATGCTGATTTATTTGGATCGTGTGGTTTCATACCATCATGATTTCCATCACTCGGCAGTTTTCCTGTTGCCAAATACTCAACAACGTCGAGGCAACCTAGAAGGTAAGCTTTTGTTTCTGTATCCTCTGGACTTACCTGCTTCATTCTTTTAGTAAATCTTTCTTTAAGTTGTTGTAAATTTTCTGTAGGTTTCTTATGTAAATCAGAATTATATTTATTCCCATCTACAGTAAATCTAGGTTCAGTTGATTCCATATGGTGTTAAATCGTATTTTACTTTAGGTAATCCCTCCTCATTTTTTAGAGTTGGTTGTCCAATCTTTGATAGAATATTGGCAGGTATTTTTTTCTTAGTAATATCATAAGGTATGGGTGCATTTGATACACATACTCTAACACATTCCCACTCTTCATCAGAAAGAAAATAATTCATTTTTTAAATACCCCCAACTTTGCTAAAAGATAAATTGATAATGCTGTCCAAAATACAACTTCTAATCCGATATTATTCATATGCCTAATAGTTTACGTTGTCTCTCAAAGTATCCATGTAAAATCCATGAACTACTATTCATTTTATTTGTACCCCCAATACCCCATTCAAATATCACTCTTTCATTATCTTTAAATTTATTTAACTCAGGAGTATTGCCTTTTCCCCTGTCACCACCGTTACAAAAAATAACTTGTTCTGATATGTCAAGACATTTCTCTATTGCACCACATGCAGAATCATCTTTATCATCCCAAGATATTACAGCATCAACCATATCAAGATGACGAACAATATCTGCACGTTCAGTCCAACATTGAAAATATTGTCCTTTCTTTCTTTTTAACCAAGGATCACCATTCAATCCAACCACAAGATAGTTTGATAAATCTTTAGCTCTTGCAAAGTATTGTATGTGACCACTATGTATGGGATCAAATCCACCAGTAACTAAACTTATTTTATCAAAAAACATACCTATTCTTCTATATCCCAGTGCCATTTTATCTGTTTGATATAATCAAACGTATCTGCCATATATGTTCTATCATTTATATCATATTTTCGATTAGTTAAAAATCTTCTTAACTCATCGATGGAATGAAAGCATCCCTGATGTATATGATTTTCATTATAGAGATGATACTTCATTATCCAAAAGTAGAGTCTGGTTCTAATGCTATGTAGTAGATTAGATTATAACTTGAATTAGTAAATTTAGCAAGTAGTTTAGATGAAATTGTAACATCATATGCACCAGGTATTATTTTAATATTTTCTACCTTAAAGTTAAAACTAAACTCTTTATCAGTATCACCTACAACAACCGCAAACTCATTTGATGTATCATTCTTTTTATCTCTTACAACTAACTTAACAACACCTGCTTCACCAACTGCTGCAAGATCTGGTAATTGATATACTGCTGCTGCCTTAAGTAATTTATCTAAGGTTACACTCTCCAATTGGAAAGTAACATCTTCTGATGGTAATGTAATTTCTTTCTCTGGAGGAGATACAATAACATCTGGATCTGCAAAGAAATATTTTACTCTTCTCTTACCCTCACGTATTGTAAGGTAGGAGTCTTCAGTAAAATCTAAATTAGGATCTTGATGTAAACTCAATCCATTTAAGAATTGATTAAGATCATAGATTGCAACATCTTTTGGGAAGTCTTCTGTGATATCTGCCTCTGCTAAAATATTTTTAGCAACAGATATTGTGCGAAGTTTACTACCCTGCTTTACAAGTATAGAATTGTTGATACCTGCAAAGTTTTTAAGAACTGTAAGAGTGCTGTCAGATAGTTTCATAGAATCACGTAATTTCATCATTAAGGCATTTGGTCAAATTCGTCAGTTGGTGTTGATGGTTTTCCGTAATGTCCATCAAAGTGTAATAATAGCATAGCATAGTGTATTACTTTTAGCAAGTCTTTTTTATTTCTACCATCTTTACTTCCATATCGACTTCCATATTTTAATATATTTGCTTGACAGAATTGTGCTGCAATATCTCTTGCTGCCATTAAGTCAATTGTTTGGACTTTACGAAACTCATGTTTTGTTCCTGTGTAATGTCCATTGTAAGTATTAGAAACATACTCTTCAACATCCTTTAGAATCTCTTGTTCATGATATTTGTATTGATGATTTCTTTGTGGTTCGTAATCCATTTTTCCTGTTCCGTAATAGTTGAAATGATGTGCTCTCTGGTCATCTACATCTGCCATTGTATCACCATAATAATGAGTTTCATAATCAAGACCATCGTCATCATCCACTGATGGTGGCCAAGGTGAACCAGGTGTCCACTCATATCCTCCACTCCTTTCTATCCAATCATCACTACTACATCTTTCAATTACAAAATCTGCTCTTATCCTATCCTTTGGATCAGTAAAAGGATTTTTTGCATTGGGATCATTACGAGTATAATCATAGTAATAATCTGAGTGAGGTATATCATACTCATCACTTTCTTGTGGTGTGATTTTTGTATCTGTCATAATCGGATAGTCCTTGTCAAATGTTCCATTTAAAATAGATGCTGCTAAACTCCAAGCATTAGTCATAGGGGAGATTTCTCTCCCCTCATTATATCACTCACCTTCCTGTTGGTCAACTGGTAGGTTAAAGTCTGCATCTACTTTGTCATATAGTTCCATGAATGACTGCTTAGTATCATCATCAAAACGATTTGTGCAAACTTGGATTGCTTTTGCTTTATCTTTGAAGATAGAGAATGCACGAATGATATGCACAAGACGACGAGTGGATATGATCTCTTCGATACCACCATCATAGAATGTTTTACGAATGATGTCTGCCCAGTCAACAAGTTTCTTGATAAACTTATCATCATGTACACCAACACTTGCAGAGTGAAGTGTTAGTAACTTCTCTTCTATCTTTAAAGAAGGATATGATTGCTCAAAGGTTACAGGGAATCTTTCGAGGAATGCTTCATTGAGCACGTTAGTTCCAATAAAGCGTCCGTCGTCTGAACCTTTACCCTTAGTATTTGCGGTTGCGAATACGTTGAATCCTGCTCTTGGTCTAACGAATCTACCAACTTTCTTAAGGAAAACTCCATTTCCCTCAAGGACGCTCTGAAGGCAGAGAATTTTGTTAGAGGCAAGGTCGATTTCGTCAAGGAGCAAGATTGCACCTCGTTCAAGTGCTTCGATGACTGGGCCATTGTGCCATACGGTTTCACCATTAAGAAGACGGAAACCGCCAATAAGATCATCTTCATCTGTTTCAATTGTAATGTTTACACGAATAAGTTCTCTACCAAGTTGAGCACATGCTTGCTCTACAGAAAATGTTTTACCATTACCTGATAGACCTGTGATAAATGCAGGATAGAATTGTTTGGACTGAATGATTTTTTTAACATCCTTAAATCCACCGAAAGGAACGAATGTGTCATCTTTTGATGGAACTAGGTTCTTCTCTTCGACTGATGCTGATGGAGCATTGAATGTTTTCTCAATCTGCTCAACTGCCTCTTGAGTCACTTCAAGATTCCACTTACCTTTAGATACTTTGTATTTCTGTAATTTTCTGGTTACTGTATTATAGTGAATGTCATTCATAGAGCAGAATGCTTTGATGTCTGCTGTAGTAACCTCTGATCCATAGAGGGTTGTTAGTTTGTCAACGATTTGCTCTTCAGTCATTTTAACAGTGAAGGGAGTGTAAGTCATGATGTAGTTCTTTGATTGATATACTTATTATAGTATAAGTCATCATACAAACAACCCCATATGTGCCACTTATTTAATTGGTTAGATTCCTTGATCCTTATATTTCTCAAAAAAATCTTGTAAAGAAGATTGATTTTGTCCTACATTTTCTTTTGGATCTAATTTATGATATCCCTTTTTCTTTTTCCATTGATTATACATTGCTTGAAGATGCCAAGATTGAGCAAGACTATGAGGTCCGTTCTCAAGTAATTCTAATTCTTTTTTGTTACTGGTGTAACTCTTGTATTCTTCTCTCCAATTGGAGTCATCATAAAGTTTTTTTGTCATTTAATCTCCATATGTAAAAGTTTTGCCTTTGATTTGAGATTGACCCTCTGGGTTTTTACCCTGTGGTTTAAATCTTCCTACACCTACTCTTTTATCTTTACCGAGACCACCTTTTCTAGTTGCTGATAGTGTACCACTTTTTTTAGTTTGTGTCAATACGGAATCCTGTCCATATTTCTTACCAAGTGACTTAACTGCCTTTTTAAATTTTCTTTTTCCCATCTTACCAGAGGAGACTACATGACTCCTCTCTTTAACTTTTTTCTCCTCACCAGTTTTCTTATCTTTCTCCATATATGATCCAGTAACCTTTGTGGCACCTGGTAAACCTTTACCCTTAATATCTTTATCTAATTGCTTTGCCCTTGCCTGATTTTCTTTCTTTGATTTATCACCCCTTGAACCTGAGAGGATGGCGATGCCACCCTTATCAGATTTACTCTTGATTCTTGAGAGACTGCTCTCTTGCATAAACTCTTGGAATGTTTTCATTATTGCACACACTTTTAGGTATTTAGGCAATCAGATCTACAAACTGACTTAAGATTTTTTTGTTCATCTTTTTGGCAGAAAGTGATTTGGTGAATGCTCTTTTGATTTGAGACTTTGTTGCATCTTCATCGACCTCAAACTCTGTATCATTTGATAGAGCAGAAGAGCATAATCCAAAGTAAATGTGATATCCAGTTCCCTTGAGTGCGACTGTTTTTGTCTTTCTCCAATACTCTTTATTTTTGTAAAAGTCTGGAGCATTCCAATCTTCCATATTTTGACGAAGGAAGTTTCCGATCTCTCTTGATGGCATAATACGAATGCCAATAAAATTAACGTCAGGTAGAGTATCACATATATCACGAAGTAAGATTGGTGTGAAATCGGAGTAATGAGCACCTGACTTATATGTTTTACCTGTCTTACGATTGCGTAGGAAACAATTCGAACCTACATTTCTTGTTCCAAGATATGGTTCATCTTCCCAACTCCTATGAACCTCATTATGATAATGTAGGGGATATGCTTCACCATCAGTGAGTATTACACAATTAACTTTTTCAACATTGTTTTCTTTACGAAACTGTGGAATGATTTTATGTAGTGCCACAATTGATTCGTTAAGTGGTGTTCCAGATAAACCCATACCAAGAGGAACAACTTTTTGTGCTTCATAGTTTGAGAATGAACCTACAATTGTAAATAGATTTTTGAGTTGATCATCTAACTTTCTACCACGAACTTTACTAGTGAATAGATTCATCAAACTAAAGTTACGATCAACAACAAATAATCCATCTTTTGGTTCATAAGATGTTTCCATTAGACCAGTCTCTTCATTCTGATTAGGGAAACACTGTGTAAATGCATACACCTCAAATGGTATTTGTAACTTTGTGCAGAACCAGATAAGATTGTAAAGTTGCTTGATGGTGTCTAACATCTCACGAGACATCGAACCAGACCAATCAAGAACAAATACTAATCCGTGGTTTTTGCCATCGGGCAAGAGAGTGACTTTCTTAAATAGATCTTCATTGAACTTATAAGTGTGAAGATTCTTGGTGTCAAGGATACCAGTGCGACTAGTAGTAGCACGAGCATAAGCTCCTGCAGACTTGCGTCTTTCGAATTCTTTGACAAGATAGTTCACCTCCTTTTGTGCATCTCTTTTAAATTTAACATAATCTTCACTTGATTGCACAATGAAGTTTTTTGCAGATTGACGTTGTATTCTTATCCAATCTGAATCATATGATGATTCTTCTTCTATATCTTCATTAAGTGATGCAAAATGCTCATTAATTAAATTGTGTACTCTCTCATTACTAATAATAATTTTAGATGTATCAACATCAGGCAACTCAAGATAACGATTCTCAATACCATCCATCTTGGCAAGATTCTTGATTGCATTTTCAAGACTCTCTACAGTTTCTACCATTGGAATCTCTATTGGAGAATTGCCACCTTCCATTGTTGCTTCAGTAACATCACCAGATTCTTCTTCTGATGTTTCTTCAGAATCATCACCATCTGTATCACCATCTTGTTCATCCTGTGAATCACCTTTGACAGAGAATCCATCTTCACCATCCTCAGTATCACCCATATCCAATTCAGAATTATTATTCATCTTCATTTCTTCTTTCTTCTTCTCAATCTCTTCTAGACAATAATCATTGATTAACTTTGATACTTCCAATACTTGTTTGAATGTTTCACAAGATGCAACACGATCTACAAGTGTCTGCTCAAAGTCAGTGAAGTATATAATGTAGTGTGATCCAATCTTAAAGAATAGATTGATACGATCAGCAAGTGACATTCTAGATATATCTTTTTTCTTTACCTCAAAGAAATCCTCTTCACATAGAGTATTGTATCCCTTGTAGAATGTCTTTGTGATACCCTCATAACGACGTTTCATAAGTTTCTCAATACGAGCATCCTCTACGATGTTTACAATGCTTGGATTGATTTTGTACTCCTTGTACCACTCTTCGTTTGGAGTAAAGAGAGCATGACCAACTTCATGACTGACAAGCATATCAACTACATCTTCTGTAGTATTATCCCACATAGGTAGTGTCAATACTCTGGAATGTACATTGAATGATGCAGTCTCAACTTTCTTATGCTCCACAACAAGGTCTTCTGTTGCAAGTAGTTTTGCTAGTTGGGATTTGATTTCGTATTGAATAGTCATGAGGATTTGTATCTGATATATTCATTATAACAACAAAACCGTCCCGAAGGACGGTTAGTGGACACTTTGTGAACTGTCCTTATATACCTTGAGCATAGTCAAGTGCTTTCTTCGCTGTGGTCATCAACTTAACTTTCTTATAATCCTTCGCATAAGGGACTGTCAATGCAAATCCAAGTAAATCCCCTTCGGGATCATCAGGTATGCCCATGGGTTGCACAAAAAATATTCCTGCATGTGCCACACACTTCCATCCAATATCTACAAATCCTAAATCTCTTAATGCACATTCTAATTTTAGAGAATCACAAGCTTGTTGTAAAAGCATACGGATAACCGAATCTAAAATTATTTATAGTTATAAGATGAATCATCAGCATGACAAAATCCATTTGGCATAAAATTCATGGCAAGTGAGTGTCGATCTATATTGTTAGTATTTTGTTCAACCCAATGTCTGATATCACCAGGAATCAATATCATATGCCCTTTATCCGCTTTGAGTCCAACATCACCTGATGACACTAATCCAAAATCGTTAGTTTTAAATGGAACATGAATTTGAGGTTGTTGCTTTGAAACAACTAAGTTAGAATTATGATCTTGAAAATAAAATATTCCACTATAAAAAGAATTTGTGTGATAATGATTTCTACCCACATCACCAGGTGGAATACGAGTAAACCAACTTGTAGACATTTTAAGTGGTACAGTATATTTTATTTCAGATAATGTTTCATTAACTATATCTTCAATTTTTTTTACTAATTTTTTATTACTTTTTAAAGTAAAAACAGTATCATTTATATTTGACCAATCATGTCTCCATTTAACTTTATTTAATTCCTCTAAAACATCATCAATTAAATATGAACATTCGACATCATATATTAATGTTGGAAATAATTGTACTCTAGTTGCATTCATACGTTATTGCTCATAATGTTGGGAAGAACATTTAGAAAATCCTTTTACTTTATCAAACTGAATTACATTCTCAAACTTATCATTTAAGTCTGACTTATGAGATATGACAAATATATTAGCACCCTTTATGATATAACGAATGATTTTGAGAAACTCATCTGTTCCAAATCCATCAAGAGATGAATCGAATACTTCATCCATAATTAATAGGTTTGTATTGACAGAGTTTTTAACTCT